ATAAATATATTCCTTTTTCAATAAAAAATACATCACAGCGACAAATGAAGATATTTTTAAACGCTTTCCTGTGTTGTGATGGATCAATTCGTCCAACAAAAACATTTATAGGAAATAGAGGAAAAGTTTTAAAAACAGATGAATGTGAAATAAATTATTATACTTCATCAAAACAGTTAGCCGCAGATATTGGTGAATTACTCGTAAAAATAGGGAAACGTCCAAGTTATGCAATTATTTCAAAAAAAGGAACAGAAAGCAAATTTAAAAATGGTATCTATAAAACAAATGCTGATTGTTGGAGAATAGCAGAATGCAAAGGAAAGACAGCGACCGTATTTAATAAATCATATGTAGATTACAATGATTTTGTTTATGATTTAGAGCTTGAAAAAAATCATATCTTGTATGTAAGGAGAAATGGGAAATGTGTTTGGGGGTCGAATTGTCGTTGCGTGATGATTCCTCTTCTACTCACAGAAAAGGAATTCGCATCACGAGTAAAAGCACGCAAGGAAGGTAAGCTAAATGAATGGAAAGCAAAAGAAATTGAAGGGATGCCTGATAATTACAATAAATATATAAATGATAATAAAGAACGTTTCGATAAATTAAAAAACAAACCAAGTTGGTTGTTAGATAAAACACAAGATAATACGTTATGAGAATAATATCAAAGAAGCAGCAACAAAAGAATAATATCCTGGCAAAGATTAAAAGCAATCTTGAAAAGAAATGTTTTTTGTGTGGAAAGCCTGCTAATGATTTGGCTCATATCCTCCCGAAGTCATTATTTCCGGAATATTACACAGAAAAAAGAAATTTGATAATACTTTGTAGGGAATGCCACAATCAATTTGATAATAATATCGATTTTAGACAACAAAAGAAAGAATTATATAATATTGCTAAACAGATAAATAAACAAGCAGCAATGAAATATTTCAAAAAATATTAAAAAAAATGATTTTTATATTATTATAATATATATATTTGCATCGTAAATAACTACTAAAAACAAAAACTATGAAAGAGAAATTACTTGCATTACTGCAGTCGAAGTTTGCAGGCGTGCGTAAAGACGGGCTAAATCAGTTAGCTACAATTATGGCGCTGACTGTAACGACCGATGAAGAAGCAACCTCAATTGTAGAAAAACTTACCGAGCAATCAGTCGGGCAGTTTGTTACAGATTGGCGAAAAGATGTTGATTCAGAAATCTCAAAAGCAAATAAAACTTACGAAGACGGACTTAAAAAGAAGTACGACTTCAAAGAAAAAGGAATTCCGAACCCCCCGAACCCTCCTACTCCTCCAACAGAATTAAACGCTGATGCTATCGCTGCAATTGTACAAAAAGCAATTGAACCTTTTGCATCGGAATTAAATTCAATTAAAACTAATAAAGTGGTTGAAACAAGGAAACAGCTACTTACAAAGGAATTGGAAGTGTTGGACGAAGGATTTAGAACTCCTTACCTTAATGCTTTTGACAGAATGAATTTCGAAGATTTTAATACTCATATTTCCAACGTCAAAACCGAAGTTGCTAAAATTCAACAATCTCTCATTGATAAAGGGCTTTCACAACAATCAAAACCCATGTTTGGAAGTGGTTCAGCAAAAACTGATGAAGATGTTTTCGTGCAAAATATGAAAGCAATCAACACAGTAGAAGAAAAAAAATAAATCAACCCTTTAATTATTAAAAAATGCAACAGAAAACAACTGAACAAAGCGGGAACAGCTACACTCACATGTGGGATGTGGCAACCATGAAGCAGTTCGATGGTGGATTTCTTTTAGATAAAACTTGCTTACCTACAGGCACGGAAAAACTTCCGAAAGGTGCCTTGTTAAAAGCAAATTTCACAACGAGAAAAGCCGTTATGGTTAAAACTGCAATTCTGCAGGCTAATTTAGCTGCAGACGGAACAACCGTAAAAATCCTCAAAGGACATAATCTATTGGCAACTGATATTATCGGTATTAACGGTAATTCAGTACTTGTCGGCACAATCACAACTTCAAATGCAGCTTATGATAGTTTTACTATTTTAGCAGGTGCTTTAGGTGGTGCATTGACAAAAGGAGCCGTATTACAGCAATATACTGATGATGGAGCAACAACTCCGGAAATAAAGAAATTGGCTGTATTATATGAAGCTATTACAAATGCTTCGGAAGCAATCAAAATAAACAAAGGTTCCGGTATAGCCGAAGGAGACACTATTGAGTACGGTGGTACTACATTAGTACTTGGCGAAGTAACCGAAGGTGATGGCTATGACAGCTTCGTAAT